ATTCACGACCCCCTGCAAATCAGCGATGCGCTTTAAGGTATTTGCCTCAAGGATTACCTTGTCCTGAGCCGCTTCTTCTTCGTCGGCCATCTCTCGGTCGATGCGTTCTTTGGTCAGGTCGCCGCGAAATATGTTCGTTGCTTTGGCATGAACAGCATTATCTTCTTCAAGCATGTTCATTTTTGCCATCATCTCGGTGCGGGCGGCAAGGTTGGCCGCATCTATTTCTGCCAGTTCGTCGGCTACGGCTTGCGCCAGTCTGAGTTCTTCTGCAGCGTTTGATGCGCGCCCCGCAGCTTGGTTGTCAAGGTTCCGCAGCACTGAGGCCGTTTCCTGCTCACGAATGTCCTTTCGCAGGGCAGTATCTGCCTCAAACTTTTCCATGAAGTTATCAGCGAAGGTCTTAGCTACCGCAGCGGTATCCTCAATAGACTCCGCTAACTCATCGACAGACTCAGTTGCCGTGTCGAACGAACCAGAGACAGAAAGTACGGCCCTATCAATCGCTGCCATTCTGTCTTCTGCTGTGGCGGCAACTCCCCGAACCTTCTCACCTGTTATATCGATAGCGAAGTTAACTTCTTCGATAGGCTCAACCGACCCGCCGAATAGTTTTGCAACAGCGTCACCGACTTTGAGAATGGCGTTTGCCACGCCGATAAAGTCATTCACAAAATCACTTAGCTTGGTCAACATGAAGTTAACCACTGTTTCCACTACGCCCTTGATTGCTTCAAAGTGCATCTTAAACAGGATAATGCCAGCGATAACAGCAGCAATTAATATGGGGATGCCGAGCAACGCCACGGACATAGCAACGCCAAGCGATACGAAGCCAGCAATCAGCACCGGCAACAAACCAATCATCAGCAGCATGGGGCCGATGATAAGAGCCAGCGCAACGGCAACTCCAGCCGCAATCGCTATCCACTTCACCAGCGACGGGTTGAGGTTGTTCACGAAGTCAGCCATCTTCTCAATCTCGATAGCGACCGCATCTATGAATGGCAGCAGTTGGTCGCCGATGACCTGGGCAGTATCGCCGAGGCGGTTCTTCATCTGAGTAATAGGGTCGGAGGCGGCTTCGGCTGCGCCACCGAACTGCTTAGTGAGCGCGGCCATGAGTTCGGTCTGTGTTGCGCCCTTCTCTATCACGATGCCATATCGACTCAGAGAGGACGTTTCGCCAGCGATGGCCTTACCTACCAACAAGGCCGCTGCGTTGAGGTCTATGTTCGCTCCAGCAGCCACATCGGTCGTTACTGCAAGGGCATCCAATGAGCCTTCCCACTTGCCGCCGATGGTAACCAACTTCTGCAACGCATCACGCTGCACCTCGTCACCGAAATTGGTCTTGCGCTGGATAGCATCGATGTTCTTTTCGATCTGCGCTTCGTTGGCAGCGTAAGACGTGCCGACATTAATCAAAGATTGGTTGAGCCTGTTTATACCAATCTCTTGCTCTTTGGATGAGGCGATGAACTTGCCGAGGACGGCTGCACCGGCAACGCCCACAGCCGTGATTGCTATCCCAGCCTTCTTCGCTGTGCCGCTGAATTTTTCCAGCTTGGATTGCGAATTCGCAAGCCCCTTGCTGAATTTATCTTTCAGAGAGAGGATTACTTCTAGGCGACGATCAGCCATTACGCATCACCCATCGTGCGCGGCCTGGGCCTTTCTCTAGCCGCCCCGCTATTTGTTTTTGCTGCTGCCATCGCCTTCTTCTGTTCGCCAGCCTGGTACGACCACCATCCAAGAATGTTGTCGAAATCTTCCTGGCTCATGTTCTCTTTTATCCATTCTGGCGTTTGGCCCATCTCTAAGGCCACCTGGATTATATTGGCCTCGTAGATGACTGCATAATCGTCATGGTCTGCGGGTAAGTTGTCCGAGGATATTGATGCTTTTTTTTGCGCTACCCTCAGCCGCTCTGCGAAGTCGTGGCCGCCGCCGCTTCTAAAGGGGTATTGGTTTCTTCTGTGATGTACGTAACGATGTCAATCGGCAGAGAATCGAAACCCTCATCGTTATAAGGCAATCCGATACCGTCAGCCTTTATTGCCCAGCCCTTCACAATCAGCCGCATGAAGCCAGTCGCATCCGTTTCATCTAACTTGCCCATCCGCTGCGTCATACCCACCGTGATGCGTGTTGGTATCTGCACCCAGCCCGGCTCATCCAGAGCAAAACGGTCAGCGTCCAGCGGTAGTTGCCTGAACCCGAACAGCGGCTTGTATCCATCTTTGGCCTTTGCCATTTTCTTCTCCCTCAATAGGTCTGTCGGTTGTGTGGGTGGCGGGCGACTCACCGACTGAAATCGCCGTACCGGGAGACTGGCACAGGGCCACCACCCACTTTTGCCCTGAAATAAGGGGATTAGTATGCGGTCAGCGTTGAAGTTCCATCAATCTGGAATGTCACGTTGACCGTCTGCACGTCACCCGGCGAGCCATCAAAACTCATCTCAAACAGTCGCGCAGGGATGAGCCACTTCGGGCTTCCGCTGGACGTACCATCTGGCGAGTAAACGATGTTGCGCGCCGACGCTGCGGCATATAGAGATGCCATCACGCTGTACGACTCCACCGCCCCCGATGAGTAGAGGAAACTGAAACTTAAATCGGCTGTCTCCAAGCCCTGCCTGTTCCGGTGTCCTGCGTCGCCCATCGCTACAACGTCCACGGTGTCATACGAAACACCGGGGTGTCCGCTAACCCACAGCGAAGTGAGATTGGTTGTGGCCGTAGCAACCGAGTTTACGAAGGCAATCTCCGCTGCCGACCCTTTGAGAACTACTGCTCCCGCAGCCATATTGAGCCTCCTTAGACCCTGTACGCCCCAAGCACAAACTCAACCGAGCCTGAACTTGCATCGCGTGTTACCACTACCCGTACAAACGCCCGAAGTTGCCCGGACGAAGTAAATACTGTGCCATTCGATTGCGCGCTGGCGACTGTAAGCGATGCGCCGGTAGCCGTGATGTATGTCTGATTAGTAGCCGACGCATGTTGAATGAGAAAATCGAATTCCTCGTTGCCACCAGACATTGAGGCATTCAGAATGTGGAGATAATATCGCCCGCCAGCCGTAGATGATGGCCCCATCGTCGCCGCTGCGCTCGTTGTGTTCGCCGTGTAGGTTGTGCCGATAACCCCGGTGATGAAGTCGGACGTGCCGCTCTGGTCGAATCCTGCGCTGAGTTCCAGCAGGTCGCCGGGGCCGCCATCCTGCGTAACGCTGAACGCCGTCACTTTGTCCAGCCCGATACCTTGCTTATCGCGAATCACCGAGCCTTCGGGGTAGTAAGAAACAACTCTTGCCGAAGCGTTCCCTGTGCTGTCGCCGAACATATCCTTCACCACGTTGTAGGAACGGCCCGCTGATGCGGTGTACAGCCCTGTCCAATCGAACGATACGCTTTCCAGTCCATGCTTGTTGGAATGGCCACCATCGTTGAACGTGACTGCATCCACGGTATCTTTCGACAGGTTTGGATGACCTGCACGACCGTCCTGCCCAAGATTTGCGCCGTGGGCATAGACAGCAGGATTGCCACCTTTGAGAATATTTAGATCAGCCACGTTCTACCTCACATACTCGATAGTGAATTCAGCTACGGCAAAATCACCAGCACCAACAACGCCACGGGTTGCGGTCTGACCTTGACGCACGAACGCACCTTGTACTGCGCCACCAAGCGTACTGTCTGCCGCAATAGCAGCGTCAACACTATTGCCCCCGCTGTTGTCGAAATAGTTTTGCGCCTTCTCCCACGCCTCCTCGGTATCAGCAGAAGCCACGTAGATAATCAGGTCAACCGTATACACGGTGGTCGTGCCGCCGAAGGTGATATTCGGGTTGGCCGTAGCCGGTACGAGCATCCCGCCTGGTAACTCGTTGATTACATCAGGCTGGCGCGGGTATATCCGCAGGTCGGAGATGCCGTTTTCAAGGGCGGTTTTCAGCCCTGTGTACACATCGGTCGTGGTGGTCATCGAGTGCCACCCTTCTTGAACGCCTGTGCCATTTCTTCCCAAAACTCGCGCCGAATGCGAGGCCACTCATTGTTCTCAACATCGTCCAGCGCAGGGTTTAAGAAGGGCTGGCCGCTCTCAGCCTTACCGCCACCACGGGCTATCGCCGCGCCGACAATCATGGCCCCCTTGCGACCGGCAGGAAATCCATGCCGACGCGCCCACGGTTGCAACGCTGATATAGGAGGCCAGTGTGGGCGACTACCAAACTCAACCGGCTTGGCGTAGGGCTGGCCTGAACCAACAGCGCGGGCGAATTCACCACGGCGATCTATCGTGATGCTGTCTTGTAAATGCCCCCTGTCGCGTGGCGCACGTTTCACGGCGAGTTCCATCGTCTTAGCCGCCGCCTTATCCAGCGCGCGCACCGCTGCCCTCGTAGCGAATTTGGGGTCTTTCAAATCACGCAAGAGTTCCTTCATCCCGATGAGTTCTATTGATACGCCCGACGAGCCGGTGGTCATTTGCCCATGTACCTTCGCTTGAACGGGCCGAGCATCTGTCTAACGTCGCTGTCTATCCCGTTGGGAATCATGGGTACGAGTTCACCAGCTTCGGGTAATCCCATCTCCTGACCGAAGCCACCTTTGGCACGTCGGAATAATCGCCCCGCCTGAATCAGCACAGCCTCACGCACAGGCGAGGGATATTCACGGCGGCTGAATATAGACCCCGAAGCGATTACCGTGGCCGTGGAGCCATTTACGCCACGCCTGAGCACGACTGTCGTGCCTGATGTTGATTCCACATACATCTGCTCAACACCATTGAGAAGCGTCCAGCCAATCTGCGGCCCCGCCCCTGCGTATGTAATGGTCGTGGTCGAGGCACTAAACGACGCAGAGGCCGTGGCAGCTTGTGTATTCGTGGCATGAGAGAAGCCCCACGTCCCGGTGATCTCATAGTTGCGCTGACCCTTATCAAAGCTGTCCTGCGTGCCGTTGCTGTGCTGGCTTATTTCCAGGCGCATGTATGGGCGCGCATCCCCGAAGGTAGACGTTGGGTTGGCGTTATATGGCGCGTAGAAATAATCGGTTCCAACGTTGCCCCACACCACATCGAACGTACCGTCCATATTGTCCGACTCTTTGAGGCCGCTGGCGGGGATGGACACCACATCACCAACGAACAGCGTCCCATTACCTGGGCCATCAAAGTAGCGCGTATCGCTTACTGAGTAGAAATGCCGCTTCGTAATTTTATCGACTTCACGGCTTACACCTTCCAGCAGTTCACGAAACCGCTGGACGTTAGCAGAGCCAGTTGCATTGACGTTGAGAACGTAGGTTCCCCGGAATTCATCTACCGACGCGTAAGAGTTCATGCGTTCAACTCGTAAGAGCCTCCTGCTGCCAGGTACAGCCCTGCGCCGCCCATGCGGAGTGCGCCAGCAGCATCAACGATATTAAACGCCATGCTCATCTTGTGGGTCGCACCCACGCCAGTGAATACGATAGTCCCTGCGTTAGACGTTTCTCGCACGCCCGTTCCGCTGTCGCCATAGACGAGCAGCCAACCGGAGCCTACATTGGCCCCATTCTCCTGAATCGAGATGGTGATCGTTGCCACTTATGATTCCTTTTCAAGGAGAACAACCTTCTCAACCTCATCGAGTTGTGCATCGAGAGCCTGTTCTTTGATCTTGCGAAGCAGCGCAGACTTCATAAGTCGCAGGTTGGAATTCTCTGCCTGTAACTCCATTATGACGGCCTGTAAATCTTCGGCATTGACCTCAATTTCACTCAAGCTATTGTTCTCCCTAGTCCCAGGCAGGAGCAGATGCTTGTTGCTTCAAATCTGCGCTGATGATGCCACTGTAATGTGAAACGATGTGGTCACGAAAATCGTTTATAGCGTTCGCCCGTGCATCGCCTGAGCCATCAACTTTTGGGGATACCCGGTCAAGGTATGCGAGAGCCTTTGTGATCTGGCTGTCTGTAATCCCAAGTGCCGTTTTCATCTGTGCGTTAGTTGCCATTACTAGACTCCAACTCTTGTATGCGTTTCTCCAGAGCCTTGAATGCTTGGATTGTGTAGCCGAATGTGTTGATCGGATTCAGGATGCGTCCGCTGTGGTGCATCGCCCA